GCTGGAGATTAGCGCCCTCCTTAATATCCATTTTTACAATTATGCTATTCTCAGGAATATCGTCTAACTTCATTTATTTCTCGCTTCCGAAAGTAATTTTAGGAAATACTCAGCATCCACTAGGGCTAGAGGCTTCTTCCTATCGGCTTTAATTATGACAAGTGGCTCAATATCCTTTGGACAATTATCCTGAGCTTGAGAGTAGTAAGAATAGACAGCTATACTCTTGCGAGCCTTGCATTCGATACTAACTGGCATCTTCTTACGAGCAGCCGGTGACAGTTGCACATCTTCTCCTCCGGCTCCCATGCTTGTCGATTTGACATCATCTGGCTCCAGAGAATGGACAAGATCTAGGATCTTATTTCTCGTCCATTTCTGAAGATTACGACCCTTGGCCTTAGCGCTCTGTGTTTGGATCATCTGGATACTCGATGTACCATTTGTACGGCGTTTTTTCGGCCTTACTGTGGCGGCTGGGGAGGAACTGCGCTTCGGGCCAGCACGTTTTTTTGAACGAGCACCAAGTGCAGCTTTTGTTGAGGATTGTTCCGCCTGTCTTTTTGCGGAAGAACGTCTCTTCTTCGGGTTCGAAGCAGCGCTGAAAGGGCCGGTTGTTAGATACAAGATCCACAACGTGCTCCCTGTGCTGGCGTATAAAAGCTTCTTGCTCTCTAGAGGCATCAACCTCTACGATCTTAATTTCACCAGAAGATTTATCGACTACTATCCAGCCTCCGGCTTTCTTGCCTTGGGCATCAGCATATCCATAGAGCTGACCTACATACCCGAAATCATCTGCCTTATAGAGCGCTTGAAAACCTCCGCTCCACTTGTTTCTAAAGGCATACTGACTGCAGGATTTGATATCATAGACAGCACCGTCGATATCTATATCGCTAGTGCCTTTGATCGTAGTATCGCTAACATCTAGCTTAACATCATCACCATCAGATGTGACATTTACCTCTGTCTTCTCTAGTACCATCCTAACTAGGATCTCAACACAGTCTCCTACCACCATACGCACCCAATGATTGTAGGGCATCCGCTCTCTAGGAGACTCTAATTGTATTTCTTGTTGGAGCTGGCACGGAAGCCGCCCTATATTTGACATACGGATCCTAGGCTTCTTCTCCCTAGGAGTAGTCTGTTTATCTAAAGCCGCTGCGAACTGCTCTACTGCTTTTTTCTTATCTTCGGCAGTGAATTCGATCGTCTGCTCATTTGAGAGATCTTCGAAGACAGCACGGAGCTGGCTCTCTAAAATAGAAAGCATATAAGCACCTATAAATTGTGGGGGGAGAGAGGGCCGAAGCCCTCCCGTTTAAGCTAAGTCAGCGGCTAAATCACTGGAGGACATTACAGCATCAAATACCTGATTATCCGATGTACTCTCCAATAATGCATCATTATGCCGTTTGGTAATTCTACCATTTTCCTGATTAGCCATATCCACAAATATCTTAGCAGTAGCTGCCAGTTCTGGGGTAAATGCAGCCTGAGTTCCGAAGTCTACAGAGTAGGTTGTGTAATAGTACTTACCGCGCTTCTCTGTCTTTACATTAATAATGTAGTCGTGAAACTTTTTACCAGAGGGTAGGCTTTCTATAATTGACTCAAACTCATTATAACCAGATCCCTTCATGTAATGTTGGAATGGTACATTTTCTACTGTAACTTCTTTACCATCCACTGTCTTGCCAGTGTAGCTGATTACACCTCGGATAATACGGGTTGTCTTAACCTTACTTGCCCAGAATTTTTTATCGTCTTCTGACATCTGATCGAGCGTCTTACGAGTAGGCTTACCACAACGCAAAGTACCTTTCATATCGATCGGCTGACCCTTTCGAAAGTCAGTCTGGAGAATAGATTTATTCTGAACCTTGCCCTTTTCATCCTGCTCACGGTATTGAAAATACTGAGCTAATACATGGATCTTTGCTTCCTTGGTATAAACAGGCTCTCCTTGATTAGACAAAGACATAGAGCCTTTAGCTACATCACGGCCCTGTTTATCTTCGCCATCATGATTAATCTTAAGAAAATCAATCTGAATTTCTTGCTCGGCATCACCCATTAATTGCATCATAATGTTTTGGGTTTCTGCCTCGGTAACTACTGCGACCTCATTCATGTTTTTTACAACCTTTGTTGTTTATTGTTGGAACCTATATCTTACATTAACTAATGTATCTAGTCAAACCAATTCCCGCATTTCCATCCAGTTTCTGCCGGCCTCTATTTCGATGTCTAGGGGGAGAGATGGGGTGTAATTGAACCTACGTTGAAGATCGTCTTTCACGCCCTCCATAGCCCATTGTAATCCTGCAACTACCTTATCTTTTTCCTCGGATAAGCAGTCCACAACGAGTGAGTCATGAACAGTCAGGATCAGTTTAGATTTTAGATTATGCTTCCTAAAATACTGTAGAGCTCTGATACAGGCCAAGGGAACACAGTCTCCGGTGGCGAAGCTCTGTACAGGATAGTTAACGATTTGCTGGGAGTATCGTTTTATCTTCCCGTTGCTAGATCTCTCAGCGTTAGGAAAGAAGAACTCTCGCCCACTAGGAGTGCGAACTATACCGTCCTTTAGAACCCCATCCATAAGCTCTCTGTGCCAATCCTTGAGTCCAGAATATAGGGAGAAGTAAGTTTTAAAGTACTCTTGTATATGCTCGGGTTCTGACATCCCCGTTCCTCCATATAGCGGAGCGAATGTGTATGCCTTCGCAGCCTGTCTCATGTCCTTGGATACTTCTGATTCGGAACAGCGGTTAATGATCGATGCAGTCTGCTTATGAACATCCTTACCGGAAAGAATATCATCCAGAATCTGAGGATCTCTACTGAGCTCTCCTGCGACCCTAAATTCAAGACCAGAGAAGTCTGCTTCCACGATCAAATTTTTCTCTCCGAAGCGACTGACGATACATTTCCGGACAGGGAACTTCTGAGATTTTGGAATATTCTGAAAATTAGGATTGCTGCTACTGAGGCGCCCTGTACGAGCAACCGTCTGGTTAAAGTTAGCATGGAGAATACCATCTTCTCTGACCCATGTACGGATACCTGCCACAAATGAATTAAGGTAAGTATTTACCGCATTAAGCCGGCTCATCTTCTCCAAGTATTCTACAGCTAGATCATATCCCTTCTCTCTAGCCTGATTGATTAGAAGCTTGTTAGTTATCTTATCAACCTTGAATCCGTTTATGCTGGCATAGCTCGGGTCTAGAGGAACCATCTTTAGGCCGGCGGTCTCTCCAGTATCTTTGTAGATGGCGCCATCTCCATCACACGTTTTGCAGCGAGGCTGATTCTTATAGGGCTCACCCTTTTTAGTAAGCTTAAACTGGCGCCCTGATCCATTACATGTAGGGCAGCACTGAGCCACCGTCTTTTTAATAACGGCAGTGGAAGCTCGGACACATGCGCTGTGTTTAGATGGCTTGTATCGAGGTATTGGCAGCGGTTTACCATTAGCCCCGACCCCTATGTTAAACAGAGTAGCGTGAAGCTTCCTGTCTGTCACAACACGACCGTATACAATCTTGGTTTGATCAGGCCCACTGTTCAAGTTAAAGGGAGTATCCCCTAATACATGTCTAGCAATTTCCTCCAGCCTCTTAATTAAGGTATCTCTCTCGGAAATAAATTCTGCCTCTACCTTGTCTAAGGATTCGATATCTATGTGGATACCATTACGCTCTATCTCAACTAAGAACTCTAACATCTCATTCATGAGCTCTATTACAGGCCGAAGACCCTGATTCTCTTCCAGCTCGGCTACCTGAGCTAGGAATATTTCAGCACAAGAAACCACATCTGCCTCGGCGTATTCATCAACGATAGCGAAAGGCATAGCCTCAAAGCCAATACCGTCTTTAAACATGTCGGTAACAAGATCTGCTTGCTTGTGCGTAACGCCGCGGCGGATAGCCGTATTTTCTAAGCTTAAGGAGATTTGCTGAGCTCTTGCGAAAACAAATTCGGCAATCATAGTACACCAGATCGGTGAGCTAATTTTAAACTCCAGCTCTAATGCCCAGATTGTGTCGAATTTAGCGTTATGCGCTACAATCAGATCTGCCCGATCTAGATCCTTCTGAAACGCCTCCCTTCCATCAGGCTGGGGCTTCTCATTATGGTTCCATACAAGTCTATGTACGGGGCCAATTATTCCATCTTTGATCATGCACCACCAAACACCAACGCATCTGTTGTCTTTGTTAAATGGTGAATTATCGGTTTTACCGTTTACGTCTTTTACTGTGGTCTCGAAATCCCAGACTAGGACTTCTCCTGTTAGGTTAAACATATCTACTCCGTGTACCTTGAAATTTTGGGATGAATTTTTGCAGCTATAGTGCCGTGCCATCCGCTTATTTTATTTTTAGAAATTCTGATGTGCCGGATCTCATCATCCGGATCGACATCGAGCTTACCAATGCCAATAATAAGATCAGCCTCACTGGCTTTACCGATCTTAGATCCTTCCATCATAGTAAATGATAGTCGGGTCTTACCCTCCGCTTCTGCAGAGGCTTGAGATACACCAAAGATTGCACAGTTCTGACGCTTAGCTACTTCGCGGATACGTCTGTACACTTCTCTGAGGCGTTCATGGGAGGCGTTGAAATTTCCTCCGATAGTTACTTTATCAGCCTGATCAATAAACACGATCGAAGCTTTCTTCTCCTTAATGTAGGCCTCGATCTTATCGAGATCCCAATCCTGAGTATCTTTGAAGCTAATCAGACCTCGATGGCGAGCCTCAAATATAACCTTAGCCTTCTCAGTATCTGCTAGGACTTCCTCCTTGGTAAGACCCGTAGCTGCCGAGTAGGCTCTGGCGACTGTTCTCCTAGTAGATTCTTCATTACCTAAAACGGCTACCCTATGACCCTGATCAACGAATCCCCCGGGGGCTAATGCTAAGCTGACCACAAAGGCGGTCTTACCCACATTAGAGATAGCAAATATAATTCCGAATTCAGTTCTTTGAATTCCATAAACCCGTCGAGAAAGTGTCTCTATGTTGAACTTGGCTCGATTGGAGTTATCCATATCGTGCTTAAGCTCATCTATATCTAAAGTAGTATCCGGCCCAAACTCATCATCGATAAATCCAGAGCTGTGCTTCTCTAGTACTTCAAGGGCTTTTTTTAGAGCGCTGGGGTTACCCTCAGATATCTCTAGGCCAAGTGTGGCTATCTGTTTACCAACATCCCTCTGCCATAATTTAGAGATAACGTCAGTCGCTACAGCTGGGCTGTACTCTTCTTCCATGTCTACTAGGGATAAGACATCCTCGATCTCAGCACGTTCAGCTCGAGTCGATACAGGGTTCTCTGTCTCCCAGATCTTATATAGCTCTTTGGATGTTAGATCGTGCTGGTAGGTTTCGTGAGCTCCGATAAGCACCGTGTATAACGATCGTATTTCGTCAGCGAATAGCTTTCGGTTTAATTTGCCTTTGTTCTGCTCATAGAACTCATAATTTAATAAGGACTTTAGTATGGATGTATCTAGCATGGTCACCTTGTTAATTTCCGTTAGGTGAATAATAGCTACATTAGTATTGGCAAAAAATAAACCCCCGATTTTTAGTCGGGGGCTTTTTTCTATCCAGTTCTTATCTTGAGCTTCCTGAGATCTGGCTTTGCATCACCTCGCCTCTCCTTTATGTCGCATTGGTAGTAGGAAACCCTATTATTTCCCCTCACCAAATTGTTCATAGCTTCTTCTAGTCTTTTCTGCTCCTCGGCGGCATCCATATACCCCCCGGGCAACTCATAATCTATGAGAATTAATCCTCTGGCCTTCATTATACCTTTTCCTTGTGTTTAAAGTCGGTACTAGGTGTGCTTCGACTTAGTGATCTCTATATATTTTAATTGATCACACACAAGAGGGAGGGGCGGTAGGAGGAAACTTCCATTTCAAATATCTACAAGCTGTTTTAAAAATTATTGCAGATAAAACTTTGCTATGTATACGAAGAGATTTTCTGTAATGAGCTCCATATGACTTCAAAAGATAAGAGCCTGTAAAAATGTGCTCAACAATATCTCTAAAAGGTGGGTTTTTAATCCATCTCAGTATGCTGTAATAGCTGTCCGACTTTATTGAAGGACATAGTTTTGATATCTTCTTCGAGAAAAACAATTTTGACATCGACTCTTCCTTCCAACCTTTCTTTAAGCCTAATTGACTTTCTACTTGCGTCCTTATCTAAAGCAATAACTACTCTATCAAAGGTACATAACTCTGTCTTCTGTTGTCTACTTAGCACAGTGCCAAGTAGCGCACAACCGGAACAATCGCGGAACATCCCGGCAACACATGCAGAATTCACATCCTCTACGACAATAGCGGTGTTTCCTGTTCCTACAGTAAGTAATCCTTCAATAATCCCATATTGCTTCCATTTAGGCATATCTCCAACTAGGGATCTGCCTACGGCGCCTAGACCAGAAGGTGAAAAGAACAATACTCTTTTATCTGCCGGTGCATATTCTACCCTTATTAATCCCTTTCGGTACGCCTCGAGGCTATTATTATCCTCAAGATATTTGATTACTGCAGGGTGATTATCCGGAGAGGATAGTAGGGAAGGTATCTCCAGTAGAGTTTTTGTTTGGGTAGTGGATACACCGTTAAGCTTACGCCGTAATGTATTAGTAGACATACCAATAGTCTGTGATCCCTTGACGCCGCAGCTGACCTTAAAACAGTGCCAGAGCTTCCTACCCTCCTTAACGGCAACCCCTAGTGTTTTACGTCCTCCGCAGAAAGGGCAATTAATATTAATACCATGACCTTCTTTGACTATGATATTGTCTAACATCTCTATTTGGTCTCTGTAAGAATACATGTAAGCCTCCAACCTGTACTAATACCTTAACAAAATGAGGAGTTAGTTGTCTACAGAATAATCCGGCTGTAAGTGTTTGATAAATATAACACTCATCTACCCTGAAGGTCGTAGGTTCAAATCCTACTCCCGCAACCAAGCCTTTAAAATAAGGGCTATTTGGCGCCAAGAACCCTCTATTCCATTCTATTCCTCGTTATTCCTTGTTTTTTACGTTGATAAAATAAAGTTACCTTAGTTAAGTGCTTTTGTTAAACTTAGCTCTTTCAGTAGCGCGTCCAATCTCATCTTCCGACATTGGGCGAATATATGTGGGATCATTAGCTTCCTTAGCTATCCCATTTTTTATTAGCTCCACGAACCCGTAATCAAATACTAGGCGAAATG